CTAAAGTAAATTCTACAATCTCATTTCCAAAGGCGTGCTGATAACCTCTTTTAAAGTTAACATTGAATTTGTTTACTCTATCATCTTGAGAGTACCATACTTCTAATTTTTCTGAATCATCTCCATCCATTCCAATTGTTAAATTAGAATCTCTTGCAAGAATCATTCTTTCTGTTCCTGCTACTCCTGGCAAACCTACAGATTTTCTGATTTTAACATCAGTACCGTAGAACTTCTCAGGCTTATCATCAGGCGCTATGTGAAATAAGTTAGCGTTTTTAAGTGCTACAACATAGGTTTTGTAAACCGAAGTCGGAACCCATAAAGATAAGTCTGTCGCATCTGATACCACATCAGGGATAGCCGTCCACATTGCATCCAAAATAGCAAGTACATTTGTTACTGTAATACCTGTTGCTACTGTTACCGCTCCTGTGTTACCATCAACTACTGTTCCATCTGCATCAATAATCTTTAATGCTCCGTCATAATATGACAAGTTGTTCGTACCTGAACCTGTATCACCTTGCCAATCAGAAGTAGTTAATTGTGCTTGAATAGCGTTGATTTTCTTTTCCATCCAAAGACCTTCGATAGCTCCAGGGATTTCTTTCTCTCCATCTGCTCCAAGTTTAACCATTGTCTGAGTCCAGAATCCGTTAAGGTCTAAAGTACAAAGGTTCTCAGATATTTGAATTGCTCCAACTGCGATTGTTCTTTGTGTGAAAGTTGTTGTATCTGCTGGCGTTCTGCTACAGGCATCGGCCGCGAAGACAACTGTTGTGTCTAAAAATTGTAAATGAGAGTTCTCTTTAATACCTGTTTGGATATTAACAACTTCTGCCAATCCTCCATGTGCTTGCATTTGAGCAATTAATGGAAAGTCTTGGTCTTCTATGTATGCCGTTAGGGCTGCTACGTTAAATGCCATATTATTCTTTTATAAAAATATTGTTTGATTTTTTACCGAATGCTTTAAATTGCTTTTGTTTCGGTTCTTCTTTCGGCTCGTTGCCTATCTTAGAAATTAATTCTAAAGATTCTTTGCTAAACTCTACACGTTCTTTTTTCTCTTCTGAAAGTGCAGTAGTTAAGTCTTCTATTTGCTTTTTGAATTTCTCCTCTAATGCAAATACCTTTTCTGTTACGATTGATTCGATAACTCTTCTTGCTTCTCGTTCCTTGTCGGTTGATTCAGTTTTAACTTCTTCGTTAAGTTCTTCCTCGATAACTTCCTCTTCTATAGTAGCTTCATTGATAGCATCTATAACACCTGCTTCAACTACTACTAAGATTCGTCCGTCATTAAGTTCATACTCACCTACTGGAAGTGGTACAGGGATTTCTTCATCCATTGCAACAACTGCCGCGCCTACTTCTAAAGCAGGTTCAACCATTATCACTGTACCATCAAGCAAAGAAACGTCTTCGAATTTCTCTCTGTCAAACTCCTTTTTAACTTCTTCTTTCGCTTCGTCTTTTGTTTCAATAACATCTGACTCCGTTAATCCGAACTTAACAAGTAGCTTGTTTACGTCTTCTTTTAAACTCATAATTAATAATTTGTTTCTTTGTAGTATTATTTAGTTTGTGAATTGTACCTTTTAAAAATACTTTCCAATTGACTAACAAATGATTCTTCAAATAATCCTTCTACTGAGAAGCCCTTAAACGTTCCATCTAAAACACTTTTCCAAATATCATCGTTATCAATCTTCATTGATATAAACCAACTACCGTCAGCCTCTTGATTAAACTTATCAGGTGCTTTCATTCCACGCTCTGAGTCTATAATAATAGATTCAAATACATAAACCCCTTGTGAGAATTTACCCGTCTCATGATTAGTGTTTGTGTTGGCTGTTAGTCCGTTTCTAAAGAAGTTTAACGCTATCTTTTGTATTCCGTCCTTTCTAAACACTACGTTAAACTGTGTACCATCTTCGCCCCGTCTAGGGATGGGTAAGTCTGCAATCATTGCATAACCGCTTACTACTCGTTTATCCTTAGACTCTATTTGGAATCGTTGTTTAACTTTATCGAATGCAATCCAATCACTTTCAATTGCTGGCTGGTCTACTAGTGCAATTTGAAAATCTAACTGCTCACTATCGGGAATTTCTAACTCTATTAAATCCATACCTTATAGTATTATAAGATTTAAGAATTGTTAGTTTTATCCAAATGATGCTTGTGATTCTATAACCGCTACAGAGTTTTGACCTTGGTTAATATCTTCTACAACTACTACAACCTGTGGCTCTGGATTAAGCAAAGTACTCCCACTTTCAATAGTTCTTAATGGTGGTTGTGCGCTTCCTGTTACATCGTTTGAAATATCCCCAACTGAACTGCTCGCGCCGCCAACATCTATACTACTAGACTCTCCAAGTATTGAGTTTGCTTGTGCTACTCCACCTATAACCGCTGAAACTCCTGCAAGTATAGCGGGAATATTAGCGGGAAATACAAGCCCTGCCCCCGCTGCAACCGCCGCACTTATACCCCTTGCTGTGTCAATTGCTACCTGTGCAATAGCAAAAGCCTTTTGTACTTTCTCCTCTCGCTCTAGTCGTTTAATTTCGCTTTTAGTTAATCGCTCACCTCTGGACTGTTTATCTTTAAGCCGTTTTATATCTCTGCTTGTAGTTATTGAATTGAAACTTTTTGCAATACTTAAAAGAGCCTCACCGCTTTGTTGTACATCTTCAACTAATTGTTTTCGCTCTTCGTCTTTCTTTTCTTTCTCAATCGCTGCGGCATCATCTAATATGGTTTGTCTTGCTTCTAAATACTCTTGCTCTAGTGCTAATCTTAATTCATTTTCTTCTGGTATAAGCTCACTGAGGACTTCCATTTCTGCAACGTGCTCATCTTCTAAAGCATTTAATTGTAATTGTGCTTCATCGGCGTTTTTGTCACGTTCCATTTTAGCAAGTTTATCCCTTGCTTCTACTCTTCTATTAAATAAATCATCTGCGGCTGTCTCTGCTTCCTTCTGTCTTGCCTCTGCATCTTTGGCCGCTTGTGCGTCTATTGCTTGCTGTGCTTTTAATGCGTCTTCTTTGGCTTTGTTCTCTTCGTTTAAATTTGTCTTAACATTACCTGCTCGCTTTTCTGCTTGCTGTCTTTTAAATTCTGTTATATCGTTCTCTGCTAATTGTACGTTATCAGCATCTGCCTTAATTTGTTCACGTCTATCTGCTAATAATTTATCAAGGTCTGTTCCTTGACGTTTCATCGACTCTTTAAAATCCTCTTCGTTTTGACCATTTAAAGCTGCTAAAGCTTCATAGTATTGCATTTGAGAAGTTAACCTAAGGAGGTTCTCTTTTAGTACTGATTTAGATTTAGCAAGTTCTGATTGTAATATTTTAACAGTTACTTCATCACTCGATTTTCCTTCTGCCTCTAGCGTGTCCTTTTTTAATTCTAAGGCTTTTATAGTTTTATCAATTGCAGTACGCTCTGCCGCGCCTTGCTCTTTGATTTCCTTCATTCTTGCCTTGTGCGCTTGTGCTTCTTCTTTTCTTGCTGCTGCTTTCTCTGCTCTTAATCTTCTTTCACGTTGTCCAATCGTTTCATAACTCTTATCTAATTGCCCTAGGAATTTACCTACAGCAATAAAGCTATCAACTATAATATCACCTAACCAAGAAAAGAAATCCCCAACCTTTTTAATATTCTTAGCAAGGGTAATCATTGCAGTAATTAAAGCACCTACAACTAATATTAATTTAATTATTGGATTACCTTTTGTTATTTTATTAAAGGCAATTGCTAAAACATTACGAACCTTTTGAACTATATTATAGGCTTTGACTTGCTTTGTTAATCTAAATAAAGAAGTTTTTCTCCATGCTAAACCTAGCGCGCTTTCATCAGATAACAGATTAGAGAATTGCATTAAACTATTAGACAAGGCTTGCACTGCCATCATCTTTTGGATAGACTTTGTTATCTCTTCATTCTCAGTACCTAACAAAGCCTGAAATCCTGTAGCGGCTTGTGCGGCTGCTCCCATTGCTTGGAGTCCTTGAACCCCTAATTGTAACTTTGGGAAATCGGCAGACATTGATTTAATCGCCGCGTTTGCATTGTTCATCTGGTCTTTTAAGCCACCTGCTTCTCTTGCTAAATCTTGAAACTCTTTAGAGCCTACATCGCCAATCTCGGCCATTCGGTTCTGTAAGTCTCTTAATCTTTGTCGTACATCTAATGCAACGGGGGCAATCCTTTTAATGCCATCGGCGGCTTCTTGACCTGCCTTGCCTGTGTCCTGTAAATCCTTCTTTATGTCTTTAACCTTCTTAGCTGCTGTACCGTCACCTGATACTTCGACTTCTATTTTTACTACTTCTGCCATTAGTCTATAGTGTAATTTCCATTAAATAAAACATCACAACAATAATCGCTCAACTCTGTTAAAGTCATTGTAAGAGGTGTATAAGTTTTATCAATAAATCCATTCCCTGCAAAACTGTTTAAACCTTTTAACCAATCATAAGCACCATCGGTTTGACCTAATACGCTGCCATACCTTGAAAATTCAATGTAAGTTGTAAAGCAATTATTATCTATTAT